CGAAACTTTTTCTTCGTCTTTTAATAAACCTTGTAACTGGAAGTGTGCATTTTCAAGGTTTTCGGCTCGACGTTTCCCGCCTTCCGTTACACTTTTAAGTGCGGCGTCAATTCCTTTTATAGCATACTTTATAGCTATAAAAGTCTTCACTTCAGTTCCGATTTTTGTCACATAAGAATATAAATTGGATATATCTTTGGACAATTTTGTGGTATCCAAAGACCTTTGTAATTTATCTAATGTGTTTATAGTTACCTTGGCATTCTTTTCAAACGACGCATTATCGAACTTCATCGATAATATTCTTTCGTCTACTCCTTTGCCACTCATAAATATTTCACCTCCGCCCATACCTCATCCACCATCTTTTCAAACACCGGCTTTAGGGCTGGATTAATATAATCTACTCCTTCAACCCATCCGCCGTTTCCAGTGGCATGTCCTGTTTGTAATATTATCGCTATGTTAACATAATTGTGTATATTAGAGTTATGAAATATCAAAGAATATTTACCTCTATTGTCGGTCTCTATTGTATAGTACCATGACTTAGATGTTAAACCGGTGTCTTTTGGTGTATACTTTTCTAAATTTTGTACACCAATTTTTCCGTATTTCTCCAGAACACTTATCTTTATAATATCTGACAACGAGTATAATAATTTTTTAGACTTTTTAAAATTACCACGACTATCTATTTTGATTATTTGTGCCATATGTTTAACCCGGTGAATGTAATTTCGCTTTTCTAGCTTCGTTCAATCTAGCTCTATCTACTAACTGAGACCTAGTCAGATTTCTCTTACCTTTCGAGTTGTTATTCTTAATCTGAAAGACTTTAAGTAAACTTAACAATCTATTCAGATGCCATTTTTCACACTCTTTAGGTATACCGCACGAGAACATCATGTAGTATATTAATTCTGACGTCATTGGCTCGTTTGATGAAGAACCTCCTCGTCTTAATGAGTTTTCGTCAAAGTAACATGCACTCATTGGGTCTTGGATGTAATCGTTTATTTCTCGTTGATTGTTCTCCGTCAATAATAAATAGGCGGAATCGTCGGTACACTTAATCGTCATACATTTTATATAGTAAAGCATCTCTTCACTAGTTTTCTTTTGCTTTGACAAAAAAGTTTTATGGTACCGACTTTCCCACCTTGAGACAGAGACAAGAGAATGTTCTAAGGTTAAACTGATTTCATTGTGATAAAGGAAAGTATTTGTTCGTTCGTCCCAATATTCCGCTGCGGGAATTGTTATTGTTAACATTCTCTTACCTCTTATGTTATATTAGTTGTTAGCCATATCTTCTTTGGCTTTTCTTACAGCGTCCGCAATATTCCTAGGAAGAATCTGGTCTACAAAGCGTGCTGCTTCATCCGCGTCCGTAAGAAGCATCATGTAATATACAGAATAAGCTTCGGACTGTCTGAACTCTTCTCTAATCTTATCAGTCTTCTCGAAACGCTTACCATCGTCAGATTTAACACCGTATGCCATCATGAGAAGTTCATCGAAAATATAAGCGATTTCCTCAATGTCGTTAGAATCAACAATCCTCTTCAGATATTCCTGATATCCACCACCACGCTTAAACTGCATCTTTGTAAGTTCAGCTTCGTTAAGATTAAAATAGAGCTTAGTCTTACAATCCAATCCGTTATAGTCTTTGTATTCGATTTCTTTAATATACATATTTGTTTACCTCCATTTTGATTTGTTTTAAATATTATTCTCCGTCAGGAGTCATAAGAGTCTTCACTTCGTCGGGAAGAGGAAGTCTGGGTGCTACGCCATCATCCCCATTGGTCTGAGTGGGGTCTTTACCATAAAGAATAGTTTCAAGAGCAGCAAGCTTAGTCTTGTCGCACTTGGTAGAATCAATAGTGATACAAGATGTAGGCTTGAAACCACTCACTGATACAGGGGTCGTAGAAAGTTCCCAAGAAAACGTATTTGCTTCGGGGGAATCACTGATAGTGGAATAAGCCCTCTCGGAGGGAGATGCCTTACATCCATAGATAAGATGCAGCTTATAACCATAATCGTTACCATCAGTATCATTACCCAAAACAGTACGGTACGAAAGACCAAACGTCTCCCTCTTCTGCTGACCGATACTTACGCCAGAAACAAGGTCTGCAGTACCGTCACATTTTTCGAATTCAGACGGATAAGTATATGCTTCAATTGTAGCACCGAATTCTTCATTACTAATAAGATTCAAATACTTAATATCGTCAGCATAAAGTGCAGTGCTCTCAGCACCAGAAGGTGATTCTGTGATTGCTGTTACACCATTCCAAGCACATCCGTCGTTGTAAACACCAGCGGTCTGAGTATAGAGAACTACGTTCTTAACACCAGTCTCATAGAAACGTTCCGAAGCCTTGTCCCATACAATCTTATTCTTACTCATAATTTTATCTCCTTTTTACCAATAAATATAAAGTACCCAATGATTCAAATTGTCAGCTGTATAAAATCTGACAAAACTCGCGTATTCGAAACTGTCTAGTATTTTATCGCATATCTTAGAATCTGGGTTTCTGTCAATGATGATGACAGAATATCTTTTGAATTGTTTATAGTTTATTCCATCTGCGTGCGAAATATCAATATCGTCGATGGAGTAACGAATAGCAGGATATTTCATCAATACACCCGGGGGAGATTGAAAGTAAACATTATTAGATTGTAAAATTTCTTCAAATTTATTATGTAAACTAATCCTGTCCATTATACAATCCCCCGCAAGTTATAGTTACTCTTGGAGATGTGGTAACATCAACACTAGTAACTTTCCATTTTGATTTTTTCCAGACTATATAGGAAATTCTGTGAAAATACTCCCAGAAGTATTTGTCCGGGATGAAATTTATACTAAAAGATATGTCTAGCTCATCATTAAAATCGTTCGTGCTTTCCGAATTCAAGTATTTTTTAACAAAATTTCCAGTATAAGTCTTTTCGACTACTTCTTCTTCCCATACACCGGGAGAGGTTACGACGTAATTTCCGAAACCTATTTTTCCACAAAATTTCATAAATGTTTTTATATTACAATGTGGTACTAAGCGTACCTGATGTTACGGTGCCAGAACTGCCAACTTTAATATATGCCAAAACGGCATTTCTAGGTCCACCCCCTTGAGGGGCGTTATCTGATACGGAAACAGGGCAATAAAATGTATTGTCAATAACGACCATACACCCTTTCATAAAAACGGCGCGAAGTTCATCTTGAGTAAGCTGCCTTGTGCAATCACTATCGGCATAAGGTGTATTGTTCTTACCATATACAATAATGATTGCACTGTTCTTATCTTCTGCTCTATTATAAATCCTGTCCATTTTAGGTAAATTGCTTCTACTATTAAGAGAGTTAGCGATATTAGACATAATATATTACCTCCTACGTTTAGTTCTCTGCTCGATAGAGTTCAAGTGCGATGGCACTATGCGGCTTAACAAGAGCGCCACTGATACGTGTTTCAATAAGGTACTTATTCTGGTTATAATCGATATCGAAGTCCTCGAACATGTTGATTGAACCACCCTTATCCGCACCTACCTTGTAGTCCTTAAGGTTTACAATAATACCCATGAGGGGCTTGCCAGTAGCGCCGTTCATGTTTTCCATAACAGGTACGGTAACAATCTTTGATACACGAAGAGCAGTAGCGAGCTTATCGACGCTATCATAGATTACACGACCATTCTTATCTTCCATGAGAAGACAGTCAGTAACATAATCTTCGGTGGTATAGAGAACGGGATTACCAGAACCCTTATAATCTTTACGAGTCTTAATAATTGTTCGAATAAATTCTTTAGCCACTTCATCGGAAGTAGCAGCCTTAGCTACGTTTACCTTAGCCTTGATAGTATACAGGTCGTGGTCTTTATAAATAGCACGAAGGTTCTGGTCATTGATATGATTAGAATCGTCGGGGAGACGACCATCACCGACCAAAATCGCCCTAGCAATTTCTTCATCGAGCATAGTACGCATCTCGGACTTAATAAACGATACAACATCGAAATCGGTGATGTCAATGATATCGTCACGGTCGAGCTTCTGCTTCTTGTAAATAGTAACGGGAGTGGTTACCCTGCGAAGAGTAGTAATAACTTCTTCCATTTTGAGGTTTCCCTTAACATAACCCTTAGCGCGAGCCTCGTCAGCAGTGATGTCAGCAAAAATGCTCTTAATTCTAGAGAACGGACTGTGACTTACAGAACTCATAACCTGATTAACCCAATCAGTATCACGCTTGATTAACTCAGGCATGGTCGTATTATTTTTTGCATCAGGGAACAGGTAGTCAATATTACTGATACCGTATTCGTCTGCGTGCTGAATGTACGACTTCTTGAGAGAACCCATACTCTGTGCATCGTTAATGATAGTATTTAACGCAGTATGAATGAGTTCGTCGTTCGTATTATTTGTTTCCGGATTACTGTTTTTTTCGAAAAGATTCTTCATCGATTCATTATCTCCTTCTGAATGATTAATTTTGTCTTCGTTATCTTTTTTATTATTTTCTGTGTCTGTTTTTTTATCGTTTTTATCGTCATTGAGTTCACCAGACATAGCAAGGCCAATCAATGCGTAAAACACTTTTAACTGCTCGTCATTAAAAGTTTTAATGAC